ATAAGGAGTATAAATGTCTGAAGAAAATAAAGTTGCTCAAACTCAAAATGAGAATGCAGAAGTAAAACAAGAAGCTACGGAAACAAATACAGAAACAAAAACTTTCACACAAGATCAATTAAATAATATTATTGAATCTAGAATTATGGCTGAAAGAAAAAAATACGAAAAGAAACTTCAAGAAGAAGAAAAGCAGAAAGAAGAACTTGTTAAACAAAAACAAGTAGAGGAAGCTAAAACAAAAGCAGAAATTGAAAAGATTATGCAAGAAAGATTAGCTGAAAAAGAAAAAGAACTTTCTAGCTTCAAACAACAAATGCAAATGGAAAAGATTGATAAATCAATACTTTCTGTTGCTTCTTCAAGTAGAGCGGTTAACCCAGATCAAGTTGTTTCTTTGCTAAAATCAGAAATCCAATTAGCTGATGATGGTAGACCAGAAGTTCTTGATCAAAATGGAAATGTAAGATATAACGACAAAGGACAAGCTTTAACGATTGAAGAAAGAGTTAAGGAGTTTTTAGATAGCAACCCACACTTCCGTCAAGGGTCTTTGTCTGGTTCAGGAAGCCAGTCTGCTATCGGTGGTAATAGCCAAAAACCAAGAAATATTGGCGACTTGGATTTAAATAATCCTGCGGATAGAAAAGTTTATGCAGAAATGCGTAAGTCTAGAAGTGGTTTTAAACTAAATCCTAAATTAACAATTAACAACTAACATATAGGTAATTAAAATGGCAAACGAAACAACATCGTCAACGCTATCGGAACTATATACAGAAATTATTCAAGAAGCGATTTTTAACTTCCAAGAAACTTCTGTTATGAGACCGTTAGTTACGACTTATAATATTACTGGTCAAGGCAAACAAGTTGCTGTTCCAGTATACCCAAATATCAGTGCGGCGGCAGTATCTGAAGCATCTGATTTATCAAACACAGCTATCAACCCAACTGAAGCAACTATCACAGCTAGTGAAGTGGGCGTAATGACGACCTTAACGGATCTGGGAAGGGATACAGCTTCAAGAGATGTAGCGGCTGACATCGGAAAACTTTTCGGTGAAGCTATTGCTAAAAAAGTTGATGCTGATTTAGCAGGTCTATTTAGTTCTTTTGCATCAGGAAACGATCTTGGTGCGGCGGCAACTGAATTAACTGCTGATCTACTTTTAAAAGCTGAAGCAACTTTAAGAGCATTGAACATTCCAAGACCTTACTACGGTGTGTTCTCTCCTAAAGCTATGTTCAACTTGAAAAAATCATTAACTAATGCTGGTTACTCAACTGGTGCAAACGCATTAAGTGATATTGCTAACGAAACTTTAAGAAATGGTTACGTTGGTACAGTATTCGGAATTGATCTTTTCGAAAACGCAAACATTGCGGCTGACCAATACGATGATGCAGTTGGTGGTGTATTCCACCCTCAAGCATTAGGTCTTGCGATGAAATCTGATTTCAAAATTGAAACTCAGAGAGATGCTTCTTTAAGAGCAACTGAAATCGTAGGAACTGTAACTTATGGTACAGGCGTTGTTAAAGATGACTTTGGTTGTCAAGTAACAACTGACGCGGCACTTTAATTAGTGTTCTTTAGTGGGGGATTTTGCCTAGCGGTATTTCCCCCGCTAACAATTAGGAGATTTTATTATGACGAATTTTACTGGGCTAAATGTAATTACAACTTCTGACGTAACAGCTTATCAGCCAGATGCTTTTGATTTTGGTATAGCTTCAGGAGATTCAAAAGTAACAACTTGGATTACAGAAACAACAAACGATATTTTAAGAGATTTAAGAATTAGATGGTGGCAAACATATAAGACAAATGTTTATACAGATATTACAGTTTTAAATACTGTAGAGTTAGAGCCAGATAGAGTTAACCTAGATCAATTCAAACGTGCTGGTGTTTATTTATTTTTATCTAAATTCTTTTTTCCAGCATTAACAAAATTTAGACCAGAAGCTGATAAAGATAGATTTGAAAGAATGATTGAACATTATAACAGTCAATATAATGTTGAGTTTCAAAAAATATTAGAAGATGGTGTTGAATATGACGCTGATGATAATCAAACTATATCAGTTGCAGAAAGAGAAAATTTACACGGCTACGGTAGATTGATTAGATAATGGCATTAGATATTAAAGTTAATACAAATCTAAACAACGTTCAAAGTAGATATTCTAAATTTATTGGTAAGCTTCCTAGAATAATTACTAGAGGTTTAGAACAAGCGGGAGAAAACTTAAAAGAAGTAATAATTAGAAGAACTTCTGCTGGATTAGATTACAAAAGAAAAAGATTTCTACCTTACTCAGAAGCTTATTCAAAATTAAAAAATAAAACTAGAGTTGATTTACAAGACACAAATAGAATGTTACAAAATATTTCTTCAAGGATAGTTAATAGAAAAAGGGCTTCCGTTTATTTTAGAAGTAATCTTGAAGCAGAAAAAGCAATGTATCATCAAACAGGTGCTGGAAGATTACCTGTTAGAAGATTTTTTGATCATGATATAAAATTAAGACGTGTAATTCAAAAAAACTTTGTTAAATATATAACTAAACAAATTAGAGGATTGGGATTATGAGTGTACGAGAAGATATTGCAAGTAACATATTAACTTCAATTCAAGCTATTAGTAGTCCAACTATTAAAAAAGCTACAAGACAACCTTTTCCATTAGACGAATTATCTGAACAACAATATCCAGCAGTTCTAGTTCAAACACAATTAGAAACAAAAGAAGATCAAGAATTAGGCGGTGGTGCTAGAACAAGAATTAACACATTAGAATTTTTAATTACAGGTTATACTAAAGGTGCTGAATCTAATATAGACACAGCAAGAAATGAATTAGCTGAAGCATTAGAAAACAAACTTGAAGAAGATATTACAAGAGGTGGAAACGCTTTAGACACAGAAGTTATTGAAATAGAAACTGACGCTGGACAATTATTTCCTTACGGTGCTATTTCGATGGTTGTTAGAGTAATATATGAACATCAATCGGGAACTGCATAATGAATATTTTTGATAAATTACATAAGAAAATTGATAAGATAGAAAAAAAAGCTGATGAAGTTTCTACGCTTTGTGTGGAACTAAGAGATGTTTTAGAAGAACTTGAAGAAAACCCAGATATGATTGAAGAAAATTTAGATGAAGATTTATTAGAAGAAGATGAACTTGAAGAAGATGAATAAATAATTTATAAAGGTTATTATGGCTAAAGATATTAAAATGTATAAAGGAACTGACGAGATTACAATCAATGAAAACAATCTTGCACATTATGAAAAACTTGGATATAAGACTACTAAAGAAACCATACAACAAGAAGAATTAAAGGAGAATAATTATGGCTACTCATCACGGAAAAGAGGGCGTAGTAAAGACAGGGGCTAATGCTACTGGAGAAGTTACTTCGTTCACTTTAGAAACAACAGCAGATGTAGTTGAAGATACTGCATTATCAGATTCAGCAAAAACTTTCCTTGCTGGAAGAACTTCATTTTCAGGAACTATCGAATGTCATTTTGACGAAACAGATACTTCTCAAGAAGAATGCACAGTAGGATCAAGTTTAACTTTCACATTATTACCAGAGGGTGATTCAAGTGGAGATGCGTCTTATTCAGGTTCTGGTATTGTAACAGGTATGTCTATCAACTCTACTTTAGATGGTGTTGTTGCTAGAAGTATTACTTTTCAAGGAACAGGTGCTTTAACTGTAGGAACTGTCTAATCTAATTTATGTCAGTTATTGATAGAGTTAAATCTCATTTTGAAAGTATTGAGCATATTCAAATCGAAGTAGAACAATGGAAAGATGAAAATGGAAATCCATCAGTCTTTTATTGTGAGCCTATAACACTTGAAGAAAAAACTAAACTACAATTAAAAAGTTCTGGTTCAAACGATTCTAGTATTTTAGCTGATTTGCTAGTGATGAAGCTTTTAGTTAAAAATGAAAAAGGTGATTTAGTCAAAGCCTTTCAACCAGAAGATAAGTTTGCTTTAAAGAAAAAAGCTGACGTACAAGTTATTGGTTTTATCGCTTCAAAAATTCTTGAAGGCACATTCTACGAGGACGCTGAAAAAAAGTAGAAAGCGACACTGATACCCTAAATATATTAGTGATCGCTGATAGGTTAAAAGTTCCTATTCAAAAAGTACTAGATATGCCTGTCAGCCATTATAATCTTTGGTTAGCCTACTTGAAAAAAGAGCAAGAACAATATAAAACAAGTAAATCATTAGCTGAAGCAAAAAGGTTTAAAAAATAATGGCAGATATTAAGATAGACATAATAGCACGAGATAAATCCCAAAAGGCTTTAAACAATCTCAACAAAAATTTAAATAAAAGCAAAGTTTCTGTTTTTAATTTAAAGAATGCTTTAATTGCTATTGGGTCATCTGTTATCATTAAACAATTTTTTACACTTTCAAATACAGTTCAGCAATTAGAAAACAGATTAAAACTTGTAACAACTTCTACTGAACAACTTAATAAAGTTTATGATGAACTATTTCAAATTTCTAGAAGAACTAGAGGAGGTTTAGCAGAAACGGTTGAACTTTATCAAAAACTTGCATTACAATCTCAAAGTTTAGGTTTAGCAAGTGAAGATTTATTACAGATTACAGAAAACGTTAACAAAGTTATTGGTATAGCGGGTGTAGGCTCTATACAGGCAAGTTCTGGTATTCTACAGTTATCACAGGCTTTTGCTTCAGGAAGATTACAAGGGGATGAATTTAGAAGTATCTCTGAAAACATTCCACCGTTACTTGATATATTTGCAAAACAATTAGGCGTTACTAGAGGAGAACTAAAGAAATTAGGATCAGAGGGTAAAATTACTTCTGAAGTTATTGCTAAAGCATTATTAGTTGAAACAGAAAATATTAATGAAGCTTATTCAAAATTAGCACCAACACTAGGACAAGCGACAACAAGAATAGTAAATAGTTTTACTAACTTAACTAAAAAATTTAACGAAACAACAGGCTTTGCAAACAAAACCGCTAATGTAATAGTTAAAATTTCAGATGCGATTGATAATCTAAGTTTCAGTATAGAAAATTTAGACCCAAGAGTATTTCAAGCAATGGCATTAATATTAGGACGAACTTTTATAAGTGTAGATGAAATCCAAAAAGCAATCTACAGAATGTCTATCACAAATCCTTACGATGGTTCAATTCATGCTGGTATGAAGTTGTATGAAATTCAAGAATCTATTTTAGTTCCAATACATGCAATGGAACATGAACTTTCTGTTGAAATACCAAGTGCAACAGATAAAGCTATTGCGAAATTTAGAGAACTTAACGAGGGTGAATTAAATAAATTAAATAGTAAATTAAATAATGTTGAGATGACTATTGCTGAGGGAATTAATTCTGGCATAACTCAAATGTCTCAAGGTTTAGCAAGATCAATAGTTTTCGGAGAAAGCTTACAAGATGTATTGGCAAATTTAGCCAGAAACATTTTAGTTAATATTCTTTCTACATTGATAGAACAAATAGTAAGAGAAAAAATTTTAGTTGGTTTAAATAATTACAAATTAACACAATTAAGTGCGCAATTAGCAATCGAACAATTAATCACAGAAGAAAAAAGACAACAGGCGGCATATAGTTCTGGTGGTAGTTCTTCTCAAGGAAGTTCTTTAGTAAGTACAGCTTTATCATTTTTTGATGGTTTTGCTAATGGTGGTGCAGTATCAAAAGGAAAACCAATAGTAGTTGGAGAGCGTGGTGCAGAATTATTCATTCCTAATCAATCT